CGCTGAATCGTCGGTGGCATCCTGCTTGAAATTCTCGAAGTCAGCCGACGCCGAACCGTAAACGTCAAGCGGGTTGTTTGTCGTTCCGCCGGCCATGAAACGCTGCTCAAAGAAGGCTATCGCGCCGGGATTATCCCCGGTCGTCCCGAATTGCACCTTGGTGGCCGTCCCGCCATAGGTCCATGCCCCGTAGGCGCTTGAATTGATCCCGGATAACTGGAAGGTGAGCGGTCCTGTCGTCACGGTTCCAACGGTGTAAAACTTATTGTTCAGCTCCGTCATCCCTGAAACGCCGGTAATATAGACAATATCCCCGGCAACGGGATTTGTTCCGCCTGCGCCCAACGTTGCAGAGATAACGCATGGGTTCGCCTTCGTCGCCCCCGTGATCGTCATGGCAACGTCAACCGCCGCAACAAAGTTTGTCAGCGTCCAAGTCGTGTGGGCGGTGCGCGAAAGCTTCCTGATGTTATGGTTTCTGGTCGCCAGATACAGAACGTCCGCGCTCTGCGTGACTTTCAGCGTCGGGAGGTCGGCTTCTGTGTAGGGATTCGCAAGCTCGTATGGCGTAGATGGTGCGGAAACGATCTGCGCCCCGTCCTTGAAAAAGCGGAAATATCCCTCCTCGGCGCACACGATATATGCCTGAACGGTGGAAAACTGGAACGGGATAAGCCGCCCCTTCTTCGTGCTATCCTTTTGCTCCGCGACAAAGTAAAGGCCAGGCCGGGACATTGCCCCGCCCTCCACCATCGGAATGACGTTCTCCATGACGCGGCAAGACGTTGCATACTTCTGCAAGTCAGACCGGGCATCAAGCTTAGGCGATATTTCACCGCCGTTCAGGCTATTGATTAAGGGATCGACTTTAGACAAGGCTATCTCCCTGCATCTTCGTAGGCGGTGCTACCCTGTTCATCCTCAAGGAAGTCCTGCGCCCTGCTCCCCGCTTTTGCCGCCTTGAGCGCCTTCCTGTAAAGGTTAATCATTGCCTCATACTTACCGACGCCGGGAGCGATTGCGAAACACAATTCAGCAGCACCCCGGAAAGCAAAGGCGTTGATGAACGATGGGCTATACTTTGAAGGATCGACAACCCGCCGAATATACGTCAGATACACGGCATCGTTGCTCGTATTGTCGTAATTACTCATCAGCGCCATCGTCCCGTCAGCCTGTGCCTCAATGACGTAAGGGGCAACGGTTACGGGCCACACAACGGGGTCGTCCGCCCGGTCGTCAGCCAAGCAGAGGTAATCAGACGGCAACGGGTAGGCATACAGGTAAACGTTGGTATTGATCGGGTCAGTTGTGCTCTGTGCAAGTTCAACCCGTACCGTCGCAAACTTCGGCTTCACGGCTTCCAGAACCTCGTCCCGGATGTATTCCCAAATCGTGTTGACGGGAACCGCGTTCGGGGAACCATCGGTAAGGGAGGTTAGGCGGCTCTTTGCCCCCAACCGTTGAAGCATCATGTTCGCAATGCCCACGTTTGAATACGCCATTTGCCTACTCCGCTTTCTTGCAGCTTACCTTGTGCATACGAACCTGATTCGGACGGCCCTTATATTCCCCGCAAATATCACAGGTTACGAGATCGGACTGTTCTGCTTCCGCCGGCTGTTCCTGAACGGGTTCAGGTTCATCAACCTTTGCTGGTTCCTTGATCTCGGCTACAAGGCTCTTTTTTTCCTTCTGGATCGCGGCAAGCTTTTTCAGCAGCGCGGCCTCCTCGGTTTCGACAACCTTGAGTCGGTCCTTTTCCTCTACCTTGCCGGGAACGATCCGGGTGGTCTCTTTCGCGGGGGTCGTCTTGTTGCCGCGCTTCTTGTCGTAGACTTCCGTGCCAGGCGGAAAATCGAAATACATGGCGACGGGCTCAAGAGGATTGATGTCATCCTGGTCCCCGGCGACGTAGCGCCTGTTCCTTTTCGAGTCCCAGCAGTTACGGTTGCACTTCACCAACATAAAAACTCCTTTGGGTAGTGGGGCGGGAGATTACTCCCCCGCCCCGGTTTCGACTTATTCCGCTCCCTGGCCCGGCTCACCGAAATACATGGTAGCCGCGCCGGCGGTCGCCACTTCGTTGACGATATTGAAATTCGCGCTGGCGTACTGCAACAGGCTCGGCGGTGCGGGGATGTAGTAATGCTTCCCCGCCGTCAGGTCTGCAACCGCAAAGAACCGACTCGCACAAACCGTGGTCGGCCCGGTGCTGGCACCGTGGACAATCTCGATATTCGCACCACTGGCAAGACCCGTAAAGGTCGTGGTGACAATGACATGCAGCCCGAACATATTCGACCGGCCAACGTTCGGATTGGCGACACCGAAATTGACCTCGTTGCTGGCGTTCTCGTCCGCTGCGTTCCCAAGAACCTGGGCGTCCGCAAGCAGATACTTGTAGTCGTACATAGGCATGATCTAAGGCCCTCCTTTCGTTTATTGGTTAGACGATTGCCGTCTCGGTTTCGTCGATGCCCTCGGCCAGCCGAACGGGGATTCCACGGAACATCGTGACCATGCCGCCCCAAACGTTATCCGGCTCGTAGCGGACGTTGAACTTGTCCTTGGCCGCGATGTCGAGCGCGTTGCAGATGGTCCTGGGAGCGTAGATAACCGTTCCAGGGGCCGCGCCTCTGTCGGGCAGGTTGTTGATGAGCGTGATAAGCGTATCTTCATCAAAGACGTTCGTGGAACCGGACGTTTCGATGTTGCAGTAACGCTGAATACACCGCTCATCTTCGACCGCGATGCCGAGCGCCCAAACGAAGTGGGTCCGCAGGACTTCCATGCGCCCCGTGGTGGATTCGCTCGTAACCTTGCCGAGGTCTTCGATCTGCAACCCGCCGGGAAGGTTTTTCGGGTAGATGCCGTAACACTTGCCCGGACCCCACTGAACCACGAAAAGGCTGGTGGTATCGCCGCCGGAACCGCCCGCGCTGACCACGTTGTGCGGCCAGGTGGAGCTACCGTTGGGACGTGCCGTGGTGGAATTGAACCGGGTTGCGAACCCGTTGAACGCACCGGGGTCGGTAGCGATGTTCCCGTAGATCGCCAAATCCTCGGCCTTCTGCCCCATCGCCTCAACCTTCATGCTGTCCCGCTCCTGCCGCCAGGCGTTCGGGTCGTTCTGGATCTTCCAGAGGGCGTAATCTACCTCGGAATAGTCCTCAATGATCGCAATCGGATCATTGAACGGGGTGCTGTGAACGGCGGTCGGGTTGATATACTCGTTGAAGCGCCGGGTGCCGGGGGTGCTCAAATAGGACTGACGCGCCCCGATATTGGACATGATCTGGTTAGAAGCAACCATAGGCATGTCGCGGATAAACGGCTTCGTCTTTGCCAGAACCTTGGCGGCATAGACGTACTGTGCCTGACCATCAAGGGACGTATAAGAGTTCACAACGTCCATGAGGGTGGTGTAACCAAGAACTGCTGCGGTGGTCATTTGTTTTTAGCTCCTTTCATTGTTTGGGAGGAGCGGGGCTTTTGTCGTAAATCATTCCCTCTTTAGGCTTTTCGCCTCTATTCCCGGCACCGGGAACGCCAATATCTTCGCCGGTCTTTTTCGCAAAATCAACGATCATGCGGATAAGCGCCGGGTGATTCCCCATGCCGCTTTCATCAAGGAAAGCCATGTCCTCCGGTTTTGCGTGTTTGGTTAAGAAACGCTTGGTAAGCTCGACGGCGGCGGGATACTCTGCCCCCATCTCTGCTTTCAGCTTCGTTTCTGCTTCGGTTCGCGCCTTGGCGACGGCCTCTTTATTGGCCTTTGCCATCTCGGCCATGAAGTTGTTCCATTCACCGCCGATCTGTGCCGCCTGTTCCTTGCTCACACCGGCTTTGTGGAAAGTGTTCTGCGCCCATGCGACAACGGTAGGGTCTGCATCCATGCCTTCCGGCTTAGGCAGCTCATACTCCGTCGCCTTTTCAGGCTTTCCCAAAGAACGGTAGAACGCTTCTCGCTGTTCCGGTGTTGCCTTCTCGTCCGGTTTGAAGATTGCCCCTTCGACCTTAGTTTTTAAGGAATCCCGCTCCGTCTTGATCTCCAAAGCCGACTTAACGAAATCACCCGGCTTAGTAAAGGTTTTGACGAAATCGTGCTCCTTAAATTCCGAAGGCAGGGCAGCCCGCCATCCCAACGACTGATCTCCTGCGTTTGCTGCTTGATTCGTTGCGTCTTGATTCCCCGAAGGGGTCACTTGACTTTCATCTGGCATTACAAAATCCTCCTAGTTTTATTGGTTACGCTAATCCGAGCGTATGCACTGCGTAAGTCACCTGAACGGTAAGTTGTGAATCATTAGCAGCATTACCGGCAATTTCACCATCACCGTTATTGAAAAGCTGCAACTTCTTGTTGTTAAACGAAGCTGCCGCCGCTCCGGCAATCGCCGTAGGGACAGCCACCGCGATAGTGTCTGCCGTCGCCGTGATAAACCCGTTCCCGGTAATGGCCGCGCACGCATCGACGCCGGAAGTCTCGTACTGGATAACGAGGTTGTCGGACGATTCCGTAAAGGCGTTGCTGCCGTAGTCCAGAACCAGCAGAGCGCCAAGAAGCTGAATGAACGTATCCGCTCCGGGTGCAGGCGTCAGGTCAATCGGGGTTGCCCGGAGTGCCTTGACCTGGGCACTGGTTAGATTCGTGGTCGTGGTGATGACCTTTGAAGCGCCGAGCACCGCTCCAGCCGTGCAGGTTGTAAGGCCGGTAAGGGTCTGCGCCCCGGTAACGGCCAGCGTACCGCCGACCGTTGCGGCGGCGGCAATCGCTACCGTTCCGGCGTTCTGCCCAACCACAAGAGCGTTTTCCTGGGCGCTGGAAGAGACAACGAGCGGGTCAACGTTGGCGTCCGCAGCAACAACCTCAAGCACCGTTCCGTCAGTCGGGTTGCCCGTTTTCTGCTCGATTCTGACAACGGAAACATCACCGAAGGCACCAAGGCCCTGGATATTCACCATGTCGCCATCGGTCTTGGTCGAGGTCAGCGTCTGCGCGAAGGTCGTGAAGGCAACCGTACCGGCGGCATCGGGGTCTCCAATGTCATCCCACGCGGTAGCCGTCACGGCGATCTCGCTGACCGAGCCCGCATCGTTCTCGAAGTAGAGGGCCGAAGTCCCGGCCTTGTCCTTGGTGTAGAGCCATCCGCTGCCATCGGTCGGGTTCCCTGACGGCGCGGCAATCTGCGGGATAACGATCTTGTCAACAACCGCCTCGGCCCAAACCCTACTCTCCTTGCACAATCGTCCCGGTGTGCGATTTGTTCGGGTAAAACTGTTCCATCGTTTCTTCCTCCTTTTCAGGTGTTTGCTGGCTTGCCAGCGTTGTTTGGCGCTACCGATTGCAGCGCCTTGATAACGTCTCCCTTTGTGTCGAATGAGAAAACGCCCATCTTGGCGAGGATGCTCACCCCGACGTTGTATTCCGCAACCTGAACCGGGTTGTCGGGATTCAAAGTCTCCCCAAAGTGGGTCATCGTGAGAATATCCGCTAAGACTTCCTGCCCGATGGGGCCGCCGAAAGCAGCCCGGTATTTCGCCGCCTGTTCCTTCACTGGTTCGCACCCATCGCGCCACCCATCAGAACATCCAACGCACTACCCCCTTCTATGGCCTTCCCTGCCCCTGGGAGAGCTTTTGCGATCATGGCCGACTGCTCCACTGTCTGCTGTGCCTGGGCGGCCTGTGCGCGGCTCTGACGAAGCGCATCAACCTTGTCCTGTGAACGCATGATCTTTGCTGGTGTCCGGTTCGCCTTAAAAATTTCCCGCATCATCTCGTCGCCATCCAAAACGTCAAGAGCCTCCGGGAAAAGATTAGCGATCTGTGCCCCCGTTTCAATGCTTGCCTTTATCCCCTGCGTTTCGAACATGACCTTCTGCGCCTGGGCGAGAGGGCCAAGGTAGTCAACTTCAAGGGATGCACCGCCAAACTCGGCCAGAACATCGGGCGGCGGGGGAAGTCTCCCGGCATCGCTCTCAATGTCCCAAAAGCGATCAATGATCGGGTTGAACGCTTCGATATTCAGGGTATCCGTCCGGGTAGCAAGGACGGCGGCCTTTTCCCCAGCCATCTGGATAACCTGCGTAGCCGTTAAGAAAACCTTGTTATAGGCCGCCTGGGAAAGCATCAGGAAGAAGTCAACGTTGAAGTGCTTCTCGATTGCTTTGTCGGTTCGGTCCCTCATTTCCAGGGCATAGGGAAGCGTGATCCCCGTATTGAGCGGCTGCGGCAAGTCTTGCATCGACTCTACCCACGTCCACCCCTTCGGCCCTGAATGAACCATGCCGCGCAAATCTTCCGGGCCAACCATAGGCGGTTCAGCCATCTTCTGACCCGCAATCAGGTTTACCCGCGCCTCCTGATTGCCAAGCATGATTTCCGCGTAGGCGTCCCACGCCGGGGAGCGCCCATAAACCTCATCGGTTTCCTTGCGGTATCGCCACCCGATAGAGGGGAATCGCCTGTAGCCACTTTCAGCCAGAAGCTTGTCCGGCTTGTCCTCAAGAATCCAGTAGGAGGCCCACGGCTTTGCCTTGGAATCAATCCGCGACGGGTCAAAGTCTGCACGCGGCTGGACAGCATGAATGACAAAAGCCTCACTGTAGGGATTATCCTCATACTTCTGCATGAACTGGTCATCGCACTTCTTGAGAACATCAAGGCCGAACCGCTGGACAAGGTTGCGCAAAGTCGCCGGGTAGCGACGATACAGCGTGTCAACCATCCCGTTCTTGTCCTCGGCAACACAGTATTCCCGGAAATGCAACGGTGTCAGGAAGATACGACCAGTCGCCAAATCCTCCTCAATGTCCATCGCCGCCGTTCCGATAGACCCACCATCCCTGAAAAACTGCGGCATCACGGCATAGAAGTTCGACCGCAAGAACGCCGACCGCAAGACAGCCTCGCAATCGTTAAGCCACTGCGCCACGTCAGGAATGTCATCCATCCGCTTCCCGGAAAACTGACGCATCGCTGACGTGCGCGCAAAATTTATCGTATTCGGCAACGTGAGCGAGAACCAATCAAGGTTCGGGCTACACAGATAGCCATACATCCCATCAGCCCAAAGGTTCAGCGCGGAGATTGGCGTCCCGTCATAGACGTTGCCCGTCAACTTCTGCCCCTTCATCGTTGACTTGATCGGCCTAGCCTGTCGGACAAACTCAAGAATATCGTCAATAACCGACTCAAACGGCTGACGAATTTCCTTCAAGTATGCGTGATACTTGATAACGTCCTTTGCCTTCTTTTCGTCCGTAAGCTTTTCAGCCATCAAATCACCTTATCCGAGAAGCTCTGCCTTCTGCGTCTGCTCCGTTCCCATCAACGCCTGATCGCTTGCACTCGCGCCCGTCAAAATCGTGGACTTCATCCCCTTACGCTTCCGCAGCCGCTCTGCCTCGATCTTCGCCGCCGCCTGCAACTCTTCAGAATTGTCCCGCATACCCGAACCGGACGGCAAAGGTTCAACACCCGGCATTTCCGGCTTCTCAAAAAGCTTCGGAATGTCCTCCATCACGGCCCTCGATCCTGGCGCAAGGATACCCTGGACGGAAAGATCCGGCACAAGTCCCATCCGAACAAGACTGTTCGACTCACTCAATCCGATCATACTTGCAACGCTCATACAGCAATCCTCACTTCCCCGCCCCGAAGCCCAAACATCAACGGGGATACGTTTGCAGCCTCCACCTTCGGCGCTTCCTTACGCCGAATAGGAAAACGATATTCCTTAAATAAGTCATACGAATACGCAAGCATATCCAGAATGTCAACGTGATAGAACGGGAATTTCAGCATTTCTTCCTTGATCGCATTGATATACTTTTCCGGGATTGCTGTAGAATAGTGAATCTTCCCGTTATTCAACGGCCATTGCAGCGCCGCCTCTACCCTTCCGTTCTTCGACCTCCCCGCCGGCTTAAGCAGAACGAGGTTCCCGCCGTCAATCGACAACCGACGCCCACGCATCCGCAACGCATTAGCAATGTGAATCTCGGTAGTCGAAAGGCCAACCTTTTCAACTCCCATCTGGTGAATCATGCCGTTCCGCTGATACATTCGGACAACGCCATCAATCCCCTCGGAATGGCTCATCTTGTCAGCTTCAATGTCCAACAGGTAAACGTTGCTCTGCCCTATGTCGTCAAGGACCGGCTCAATGCCGACCACCCCATAAGACCACAAGTCCTTGCTCTGCTTGTCCGTCTCATCCCCACCCGCCTGATCCAGCACCATAAACTTGTAGATCGTCCGGGGGATAAACTGTGGTTCGATGGGCTTTAAGAAAGAACCGTTCAGCCGAATGTCACTAGAAGGCGTCGGATCACACAACTGCTGGCTGTTAAAGTGGGCGCTCATCTTAGCCTTTTCCCAACTCTTTTCATCCATCAGCACCGGCTTACCTTCCCGCGTGCCATCCTCCGATCCGGGGACAAGGCGCAGCTCGTAAATACTCTTTCCATCAGGGTATTTCATGTCCCGAATCTTCACGTTCGGGCCAAAATAGCTGTAATATGTCCCGATAACCCGCGTCTGATCCGTGTCGCTCCCCGTCGCCAGATTCACCGTTGCCATCTGAAACTTACTGAACACCTTCGCAAGCATGTCAGGGCTTTCCCGAATGTCCTCCGTCTCAAGGTCATCAAACACGTTCCGCTCAAAATGCGACCCAGTAGGCATACCCTCAATCAACCCGTGAGCCTCAATGCTACTTTCCTTCCTCGCCGCGTTCTTACGCCGCAAGATTAACCCTTCGTCCTCGCTCCATTTAGGTGCCTCTACCTCCGGCCTCGCCCACAAAACATCAGGGAAGCACCATCGAAGCAAATCTGATTCCTCCAGCAAGATTTTCAATGATCGCAACGGCTTCTTCGCCGCCGGCCTTGCATAACAGAAAATCCCCGTACACTTGTCAGGATTCATCAACTCAAACTGCAACGTCTCCGCTTGTGTAATGATCGTGCTCTTGAAATGGAACCGACTCCAAATATCCAGTGTATCCGTCCTTGCCCCACTCTGAACAGCCTTGCACATCCTCACAACGAAAGGATGGTCAGCCTTGCCTATGTCAAACCCGAACCGAACCAGAAACCACAAGTCCGTAGCAAACAGCGTCCGCAACGTCCGCCGCTCATCCAACCGCCCACTAGCAACATCCCGAAAGATCGCCTCGTAGTCCAGAGCATACCGCGCCGCATACTTCCCCGAACGCTCCTCCTCATCGTTCAACGCAATCTCAGGATGCCTTACAAACTTGATAGCCAACTCTCACCCCGTCCCATGCCGTCATCACTTCCCCTTACGCTTCTTCGGCCTGGCATCCACCAGCTTAAAAAATCCGCTGCTTACCAGCGCGTCAACCATCTTCGGCCCAAACGTCCTCAAATAGTCATGGTCAAACACGAACAGCTTTCGCGTGCAATCCAGCGGGTCGTTGTCATCCCCCCAACGCTTCATGTCCTCACTCAGGATAACTTCCACCACCTCATGCACCACATTCGACGCCACATGATGCAAACTCTTACAACCCAACCCCACCACGATAGTCGGCCAATCACCCCCCGTGTTAAACGCCGCACCATCAGACTCAGCGTCAAACTTCAAACGATACTCTCTGCCAACTATCCGCATATCCATTTTCCAAAAATATGTGGCGCGTCCAAACAGCCATCTAACGCTATGGACGGCTCATCGCCGATCTCCCCCCTACCCCCTCGCTCCTTTTCGTTTCTCGCCCCCCCTTGCCTGCCTACCCCCTACCCGCCCCACTTCCCAGGCCTCACAGCCACCAATGACACATAAGCAACATTATGTAA